TGATGTTACCATCCATATCGACTGCTGCGCCATACAAAGACGCTGCTGCATCAAGGAAAACTCGGCCTTTATCAGTAAACACACTATTCTCGCGTGCTTGCATGATAGGCTCATGGAGAGCCTTGCCGATGCTCTTCTTGATTATGTCTTTCATTACAACACCGTCATTACTTCTGTATAGCGCGGTAGTGTTTCAGCCACCTGCGCTTTGAACAATTGATACTTACTACCCAAGTCAACATTCTGTGTTCCTTCGGGTAGTAGCACGCTTCGGTCGTCGGACAGTATCAAGTCCATTGCAACCAACTTGGTGCATATATCTTCAATCGCTTTCTCAACATATCTCTCACCATAGACATACGATACCTTGACCGCGTTCCATGAGAAGTAGGGGTATGAGTTGTTGAAGTAAATCACACCCAAGTCATAGTCAGCCCACCAATCGCGAAGGCGAGCCTCGTCACCTGTGGTTGTGCCAACATAGTCTATCTTGAACTTCTTTTGTTGAACTGTCGCGCCACCTGTTGCTGCCGCGCTAATGTCGCCAACAAGGTCTGCGACACCGTTGAGTGTAGTGCCTGTAATGCTTGTGTAATAACCAACAGTGCTACCAATAGTGATGATACCGTAAGGTGCGAATCCTGTTACATCAGCAACAACAATTGTAGTAGCCGTTGAGGATGAAACCGTTGTGCTGTTATCGGTAGCACCGGAGAATGTAACACCGGATGATGTGCAAGCGTAAGTAGCGTTCTCACCTGCTTCACCACGGCGCATAGAAGTAATCTTCAATTGACCGCCGCCATAGTCCGCGTTAGCGGATGCCATGAACTCATGGTGAACATTAGCAGTTATAGTGCCATCAGTTTCGGTCACATCTTCAAATGAGAAGGATGGGCTAAACGCAATTGCATCTTTGCCTTTGCGCGCATCCTTGTTGATAAGGTCCGCTAATTGTTGCGCTGTACTTACATTATCGAACTGCGCGCGAAACTTGGAGTTTCCATCACCAGCAGTCAATGTTGCTACACCACCACCACCGGGGCATAGAAACACTTTGTCTGTATCAGCAGTTAGTTGAGTAAAGTCTGAAATCTTCAAGCGTATTTCAGCCGCAGCAATTTCGCGGTAATCAGCACCTTGCCATATTTCTAAGCGAAGTATCTGCTGCGCGTTACGAAACATCAAAGGAACTGAACCAACATAGTCTGTGTAATAGCGACGACGATATGGCTTGTAAGTATCGAAGTTAAGATACTCAGCGGTTTGCAACATAGGTCGCCAAGAGTTGTTTGTCAAGTTGTCAATCTTGTCTTGTGTGCGCTTAATCAGTGTTTCAACCTGTGCTTTGGTAACACCCTTGCGCTTACCGTTAGTGAATGATTGAAGATTCTGAACATCTGCGTTTTGCGCGGTAGTGTATGTTCCTGTCAACGAACCACTAAAAGATAAACGAACATTACCGGAAGCGCGAGCAATGCTTGTAATAGTTCGCTCTTCACCCATTTCGGCATCGCTGGTAATCTCAATCTTATCACCTACTTCAAATCCTACTAATCTGTAATCTGCTGGTGCTATGTCAACATAAGTCGAACCATCGTTAGTGGCTAACGGGATAGGGTCGGGAAATGGTATCTGTAAAATGTCTGCAACTTTCTGCGCGGATGTGTAATATATACGGTCGGGGAATAATGGTCGCCCTTCACGCTCTCCTGTCTGAAACACTGTTGGCACTATGAACGCCTCCTTAATGTTTTAGACACTCTTGGAGGGTCTTGACCGTACTTCTTCCTAAACGCTTGCACCAACTCCTTAGCCTCTTTGCTATTGATTCTGCCGCCACTTGTGACTCGACGAATCTGTTGTGCGTCTATTTGTTTCTGTCTTTTCAAGTCAATTTGGTCTTGGTAATTTGCTTGAATCTGTGGTGTCATCTGTGGTGCGGTGGCTTGAGTTTGTTGTTTGATTCGTGCTTCTTCTTCTTGCATTTGACGCATCTGAGCAGCCGCTTCATGGAAGCCCGCGGCCTCCATCTCTTCGGGTGTCATTTTCAATATTCGCCATGCTTTTTCAAACACACTCATCAAATCACCTCTTCAGTTTTCGCGAGATTATAATGCATAGGCTTCTTACAAGCCCCGCATCTTTCAAGATAACAGAAGTGAAGCATACCACAGAAGCGACAACGAGTGCCACTACCGATGTTGACAATATCGCGGATGTTGCGCGTCTTCATGTTTTGACGCTTCGTTACACCCTTGAGTTTGTCACGCTCATCGGTCTTAACCATTGACTCTTCGGCCTTTTTCCAGCCTTGCTTTTCAAGCCGCTTCAGTTCTTTCAAGTCCATGTCGCTCACCCTCATGTGGTGACGACTACAACATATAGATTACCTTGTAAGATATAAGAAGTGATTGCTTCAACCGCCTTACCGTTAGTGTAATCGTCAAGAACTTTCTGAACTCCACCTACGACACTCGCGCCTGTTTCACACCCTTGTTCGGGTGTGAACTCAAACACCTTAGTATCAGTCAAGGTGAATCACCTCACGCTCTTTCGCCTAGAATCCACCAGCGTCCGTCTTGGGTATGTGTGCTGGATGCTGCACCAAGATTACCATTTCCAAAGACTACAAACTTGTTGGTTTCATCAATAGATACTGCAAGACTACCATCGTTTAGAGTGACCGCACTTTGGTCCGGTCCAATCTTGAATAGGTTCTTGTTGTTAGCCATAGCGGTCAACGCTGTGCCAACGTCTAAGGTTATTCTTGTAGCGGTAGGGATGGAATCAATTACTCCAACCCTTGCACCATTTTCGTCATAAACCGTTTCACCGACATTGAAGTGGATTCGAGCGTCCACTGTGTCGACAGTAATGTCTGTATCCCCAACGGATAAAACACCGTCGGTTTTGATTCCTGTATCGTATAGACTTGTTACATGACCACCTGCCGCGAATACTTCGCGAAGGGTGTCGCCGTAAAACACATCTGTACCACCATCTGTGAATGTTCCCACTACCATGAGCATATCACCCATGACATGTGTTCTTATGTTTGTCGTGTTACCTGCTGCCATTATTCATCACTCTCAATAATTTTTGCTTCTTCTGCCTTGTTAATAGATTCTTCGGATGGATTCAGATGCGCGTCAATCGCGTCAATCAATTTCTTCTTAGTGGATAGAGAAGAGCCGTTCACTCCATTATCCTCCATCCATGTCAGAATATCTCCCTTCTTCCAACCCATATCGGGGATGCCGTCGTTACCCTTGTCAACACTCTTAGGACCAAATGTGTGTCCTTCGATTACGAACTCCGGGCCATCGACGGCAACGCGGTTGGCTTCTAACCATTCGGCAGAAACCTCCCGCGATTGCCCCCAAATCCACCAACCTAAGCGACCCATGTTTGCACCTGTTCGGCGCGGGCCTTTGTAGGTTATAGTAGGCAAAAGAATCACCTCAACCTAGAACTAGAAGTAGTGTCAATGTTTCAGTCGCGCTTGAGTTGTGTGTCAAGGTTAGACTAGACTTTGAAACACCACTGTCACCAGCAGTCGCGATTTCGCTGAATGCACCGTGGATAGCAGTAACTTCACCACTTAGGGTAAGTGTTGCTGCTGCGGTTGCACCCGTCCATGTCAACAAAACAAATCTTGGTGGGCGCGCATTGCTACCATCTGTCTGCCTTGCAGCAAATGATGTCAAAGCACCCGGATAGGATGTCAACCATGTTGTATCGTCAATGTCAACGCCTGTGTTTAGTGGTAGGTCTAAAACTACCGCTGCTGTACCTGCGCTTTCTGTGTAAGTAATTCCTCTATGTGTTACTGCCATTCTTCATCACCTCATTGTAAGTCGCGAATGCTACCACTAGCACCAAAGAAAGAACACCATAGTTCTCCCATAGTTCTGTAAAGCCCCTCTTGTCCTAGACGGTTAATCGCGAATGGGTCACCTGTTTCGATACCACTTTCGTAGTATTGTGTTGGAATTGCGGTTTGGAACCACAAGTAATCTGTGTCTAAGTAATAGATACGCGATAGAGTACCTGTACCCTCATCCGGCATATCCTTTGTTGGAATCATTGGAACACCATTGTATGTTGCTACAATGAATCCAGCCTCAAGACCCGGTACACCCTTCACACCGTTGTATGTTGGGGTTACGCGCTTGCTATCCATGAATCTCTGCTGAGATTGTAGTAGTTGCTGAACACGCATTAGTGTGTCATACCCTGTTAGCATAACCTTCGGGTTACCACCACGGGTCCATAGTTGCTGGAATAATCCATCCATTTGATTCAATGACAAGTTTCTGTTAGAACTTGCAACATCAACTTCAGCACTGTGGAATGCTGAACTACCGTCGCGAGTAATAGAATAGATGTCGTGGTCGGTTGTTGCGCTTACATGCGCAGTTCCGGTAGTCATCTTATCCGGGTCAGATGTTAGTCTGTCAAGTGATTCAAAGTCGTTACCGACAGGAGTGTCAACATCTTCAAGAAGCATCCTGTTGATATGCTCCGCGTGATGCTTACCCATTTCCTCTTTTAGAACCTGCCTAACATCACCAAGTCCGTCATCCTTGTCGGATAGGAACATGCTAACTTCAGATAGGTCGAAGGTGTGAGCAACAGTCTTTGGTTTTGCTGCAACATGTAGGAACTCCGGTCTGCTGGTGTCAGGTAGTGTACCGTTCTCAGCAATTCCGCCACCCTTTGCGAAGTCCGCGCGTTCTGTGAGAATACGCCATCCGCTTCGTTCCCACGGCTTCTTAGGAAGAATGCTGAACGCGTTGAACTCTTGGTTCAACTGCGACCAAACCTTTCGTCCGTAAATCGCTTGGTATGTTCCAGCGGTAGTTGACATCAAAGGCGCGTCTGCCTTTAGAATGTCACCTGCGCCATATGTGTAGCCTGTTGAAGATGCCCCACCGTAGTAGTATCTCTCCATGTCTTGAACTGTTCGTACATAGTTTCGTGCCATCAGATGTCACCTCCGTTCAACGCTTTGCCAGCAAGTCTGTGAACATCGTCCCATGACATGTTTGCTAGTTCAGCGGTTTCGGGAATAGTTACTGTCGCGCGTCCAGCGGACTTTGCGATAGTTTCAGAAGAGGATGAAACATTGTCAATCCTGTCGTTAAGTGCTAATACTGCTTTCTGCAATTCAACAAGTGGTGCGCGAGAATCGAAGTTCTGCTTCGCAATTGCGTCTGCTTCAGCCTTAGATTCTTTTAGGAATCTATCGGTAAAGTGGTTGTTTAGGTCAGCCTTGAAGTTCTGCTCTTCTGCCGCAGCCTTGAATACTTCATATGCTGCTTCAATTTCGCTAGATGAAACATTAGATGCATTAAGGTAATCTCCCTTAATGACATTCTTATTTCCGCTAGGGGCGGAACCAAAGTTTGGTTGCGGCCTCTTACCGGAGTCGTCTTCACCTGCACCTTCAAGTGAACCCTGTCCTCTCATATCGAAAGCGGATTCGCCCGGTCCATATCCCTTGCTAAAGTGGTCGCGAGCCGCGAGTGGGTCAAAACCAGCACCCTTTGCGGTTTGCTCCAACCAAGCAAGATAGTCTGTTGTTATCATATCGTCTGCTTTGTTTGTCATGTCCTCACCGTACATCATTTCTTCCATCGACTCGTCTTCTTCTTCTTCTTCCTCGTCGCGTGGAGTTTCTCTTTTCTTAGGTTTACCGAAGGGTCCGGGTTTGCCATCGTTATCCGGGTCTAATGGACCCAAATCGCCCGCGTCTTTCTCTTCGTTATCCTTTTTCTTCTTGGAGTCGTCAACATCCATTGCCGCATCCTTGTTTTCCTTGTCGTCATCATCGTCCTTATCGTCTAGTTTTTTGGATAGACGCTCAAGAACGCTCTGCAATTCAGTCATTGTGTTCGTCATGGTATCACCATTATCTTCCTTGAGAATACGAAACTGTGCTTCGGGATTAATCCCTTTCTCACAAATTGTAACCTCATGGAGTTCCATGCGACGAATCTCGCGGTAATCTCCGCGAGTTTGGTCGCTCTTATTGACGCGCTCAAAGGCTTGACCGCCTATTGAGAACGACCGAAGGTTGCCCTTTCGGATTTCAGAAGCCACTTCGCGTGCCTTCTCTATGTCGCCTCTTAGTTTGATGACAACAAACATACCTGTGTCATCAACTTCGGACTTCCATATTCTGCCGGATGTGTCCGTGTAAGAAGGAATTACAGTTCCTACCTGTATATTGGAGTGTGCGAGTTGAACATTGCGGAATCCATCTGCTTTCATAAACTTACCAAAAGCATCTTTCAAAGCACCGCGAGTGATTAAATCACCCTGCTTGTCAACCATTTCGACAGAAGCGTAACCTGCAACAACAAGGTCATCACCAATACCCTTCAAAATAACAGGGTCGGATGAAAGACTCGGTGCTGCGAGAATCGCCATTGCTCTTCGCGACAATTCTCATTGTATATCAAAGGAACTGTTTTCAACCGCGATAACACCATCATCTTCTAATGTAGCAGTTTCACCTTCAGTGGAACGCAGTCGCTTGGTTCTCTTACCTTTAGCCGGTTTAACTTCGTCATCTCTCCGCGCTTGTGGGTCGAAATCGGGCATGGTGTCGTCGCGAATATTTTCTGTTGGTCCTCGCGGCGACTCAACATCAGCACCCGCGTAATCAAGACCTAGACCTTGAACACCTGTGCTTGTAATCTTCTCTTTAGCAAGATGTTCTAATCCGCGCTCAACTAATTCAAGCCCACGCTTGATGACTTCTTCTTCATCATCAAGAACCTTCTTTGGCTTCTTAGAATGACCTGCTGGTGGTTCGGGGTCAACCTCATCATACTCCGGTTCATCTTCGGGTTCCTCTTTCAACAACCACGCGGCTTTCAACTCCCAATATGGTTCTTGGTCGTGTGCTAACTTAACAAGATACTCATTACCCCATACAGAAGATTGCGGTTCAACCATCCACACACCTTCTTCTTCGCGCGTTTTACAGATTACTTCATCATCAAATGCAGGGAATAGGATAGTGATTTTACCCTTCTTCATATTGACTTGTTGAGGAACATGGTGGTCACCGGACATGATTGCTAGTGTTTCAACACTATCAGCAGCAAGTGGCTCATTGTCTGTTATCTTTGCCGAACGCACTCTATACACAGGATTGTCACCTTTAGATGCACTAACCCCTGTGCATCGGATAGTGGCGAAGTCACCGACTTTCAAACCGCGTGGACCTTTTGCACTACCTACATTCATGTAATGTTCATCACCAACTTGTTGTGCGCGCTTACCATAATTTTCGGGGAACATCAATGGACCAACGCCAACTGAGTAGTTCTTACCATTGCGCGATAGAATCACTACATCAACCATTTTTTCTTTACTGAGTAACACCCACTTTGGATGTCGCGGTTCACCTTTCATGTATGTAGCGTTAGCATCGCGCAGAAGAATATCCATGTTGTTTTCACTCATCAACCTATCAACTGCAACCTTCAAACCTTCATCATCACTACGCTTAGTGTTGATAGGTTCGGGCATCTTGATATGTTCACTCGACTCATACTGAGCGCGTAGGTGTCTGATTCTATCTTTGGTCGGCATATTATGTGTATCTTCATCAGCCGTCTTCAGTAAATCAATAACTGTCATTATTCCATCATGAAGAATCGCGTGTACCGTGAAGTCTTTCTCGTACACTTTCTCCACTTCCGCCAAAATATCATCATCTAATTTCACTTCTCCTTCTGTGCTGTAAGCACTCAGTTTTTTACCTTTTTTAGTTGCGATGACATGCTCACCTTGAGGGTATAGACTAATCACCCAATCTCCTGTAAATCCGCGCAAATGCTGCATGTCTTCTAAATCAAAGATGCGATGCATGAACTTGACAGGTTGTGGTTTACCGTCATCTTTCATAATGAGTGTATCATCTAACGCTAAGTCAATATCAGAATAATGGAATAGGCTTTCATCGTTAACATTGACACCACCTTCTTGAGCAGCACCCATCGCTTGATTCGCGCTTTGACCTATACGCATGTTAGGGTTTGGTTCACTTTCAAAGTTAGTGTATTGAACAGTGTTATTTGGATTAGTAGCATCAAGTGGTTTCAAGTTGGGGTTAAGATGAATCATAGCATTCCTCGGCATGTATGCCTTCATAGCCTTCGGTGGTGTGTTGTATGTATGCGCGTCATCATCTTCTAAGTACAAGTTACCGTCCGCTAATGCTTCGGTGTTAATGACGAATGGTGGTTTGATTACAGTACCATAGTGGAACTTCTTATCGCGACTTGTGTAAAGCGGCATTGGTTGAGCATTATTGAAATCCATACCCCCCATTGACTTATCTTCATCTTCACCACCTAACTTAGTTTTCATCGCAGTTGTTGTAGGACTAGCGAGCGTAAGACCAATCTTTTTCCATTGGTTAGGTTTGTTGAAGTTCATTGATTGTTTAGCAGTCATATTTTTACGCAAAACTGATTTGTTCCAAAGAGGCGCGTTTTGTAATGATACATCACTACCCATTCTTGTTTCCTCTAGTCCATGCTTCAGCATTTGAAAAATAATCTCGCGCTCTTTACCCATGCTGATTGGTTTACCCTTCTTTGTTGTGACCGAAGGGCCGCCGTGTAACAATCCAAACTCTCGACCGTCATGGTATGTGCCACCATCATTGTGCATGAAATTGCCTTGTCTGTGCCTTAATCTAATCATATCGTGACTTGCTTTTCTATCCTTGATAGGCTTTCTATCAACCGCGCTATGTGGATAATATCGCGCAGCAAAAGCATCTTCAAAACTAATGCCTTGCTCACTCGCCGCCTCCTTGACATTACTGATTACTTCATCGAATATTCTTCTATCTTCCGAAGTCATGTATTCATTGCTTTCTGCTAGTTTAGATAACATCGCGTGACCTTTAGGTTGCACTCCACCGAAATGACTATGTTTCATTTCTCTCGCGACACTTGTGTTTTGCTGATGTGTTTTACGCTGAGTTTTCAAATGCATCAAATCTTGCACCTGTTCATTGTCTAAGTCAAAAGACAATCTTTTACCACCGATTCTGATATTCTCTTTTCCACTAAACAATAGACCTCTTTGTCTAGGTGATAGCGCGGAGATATATTCAGCCATTCTTGCAGTATATGCGGTAGCATCCCACGCGTTATCTCCCTCAAACACACCGGGGTACACTTTTTCAATAACAGGTCGCAAAGCGTCAAACACTTTTTTCACCGCGTTGTGTGTATCAGCCATATTGTTTAGACGCTTTTCGTGATAATTGAGTGACATAGGACCGCCTTCGTGAACTTCGCGCAACCCCATCAACTTCTTCTCTAACATCTCCTGTTGTATATCATCACCGCTACCTTTAGCCATTATCACCATTCGACTCAAATGTGCTTCATCCAAAGAAGATATGTAACTAGGGCTTGGGGCTATGACTAATGGTTGAACCTGTGTAGTACCGTCTTCATCTTCGTATTTGTGATAAGCAACTACTTTGCCGTGTTCGGCTTGTTGACCTCCATCCATGCCTAACAATTTGCGTAACTCATCTTCGCGCAAACCTTTTTCTCTAGCGGTTGTCGCTTCTTGAAACGCTTGGTCTTTGTTTTTCAATTCTTGCAGCAACCTGCCTCTAGTCGCTATACCATTCTCTTGACCGACTAAAGCGACGGGTGGTGAATACGGAATATCTTTTTTCAAGAAGTCATGGAAGTTTCGTTTGTATTCTTCATAATCTTGCGCGTCATAGATAGCATACTTTGTGTCCGGTGTCTGCGTCGCGCCACTTAACACTTCTTCTCTCAAATCCCTACCACTTCTGCCACCATAACCAATCAAATCATTGTGATTATTATGCGACACAGATGATAACCTATCCTTGTTAGCGGGGTCTATTGCTTCTAAGAATCGTTTCATGGATTCAGAATCTTCGATGTGAAGCGGGTCGTGCGCGCCCATCATCAATGCATCAATCAACAGTTTATCTTGTTGTGTCAAATCATATCTATGATGCGTTAGTAATCTATCATCATTCTCGTTATCTGTCAACCATCTAGTGTGTAGCAATTGGTCTGCGCCTTTGTCAAAAGAATTGATGCGCTTCTTTCTCAAACCAAACATTGGTGTATCTAACGCGACTGAAGTAGCGTCCAACGGTATATTATCAAGACTCGTCCACCCTACTAGGTCATCCATATTCCATTGCAAATTGCTAGAGTGTGCCATATAGAATGAGTTGAGTCCTCTAGTCGCTGGTGTTCTAGGAGAAGGCATACCCTCCATGAAAGATTCAATCGCGTCAACACCCGTTTTTTGCTCTTCTTCATCATCTTGGTTGTTGGGGTCAAAGCCAAGACTTCTTTCTGCTATCTCATCCAAACTCATGTCACCGCGCGTCATCTCAAGTTTGACTTTGTTGCCAGCGTCGTAACTTGCTAACATAGCATCTTGCTCTTCGGGACTGTAATTACTTGCTTGAAGCGCGGTTGATAAGTCAACTCTGATTTGACCGTCAATGTCCTTATCGGGGTCAAACTCATTGATTCTCTCTTGTGTTACATTTGAGCCTTTACCCGTTCTCTCACTTCTGTTTGTCTGAGCGAAATTGACTGTTGACAACGGTGCGAAGTAAATGTCTTCAAACGCTTCTTCGTAAGCACGCGCGAAGTCGTTTGATTCACCATCTAAGTTACCGTGATAACCTACACCTTCCATGACTATACCTAGAGGCGATAATGACAGTTTGGGTTTTTTCTGCATATCCCAATCATCATCACAACCATGAGTGTAAATGTAACCATTTATTGATTCGCGTAAATGTTTACTGAACTCTGTGCGCGCATAGTCGTTAGCAATACCATTGATTATCTCGTCGAGTTGACCTTCATCAAAGAATCCACTTTTCGCTAATTCTTTCATGTCCGGCAAATCATTATTCATTTCTAACATAGAGCCAACTAAGTCGCTTTTGATGTGCGGGTATTTGCCACCTTCATTGATGAAAAACATATTATTCTCTTCAGCGAACTTTTCAGCAATGGATTCCAAATCATAATTATCGAGTACAGAAACAATAGAAGATTCCACCGCACGCGGGAAATTATTCTCTTTCATTTGCTCTATCTTACGCTCTTTCTCTTGCTCTATTTCAGTCATCAATCGACTCTTCTTATCTTTGAGATAACGGTTGCCAATCGTTTGACTCATACCTCTTTTATCAGCACCACCCGCGTAAATAGTGTTTAACATGTTATCCATTAGATAAGCATGATGAGCCATGTAACCTCTCGCGTTTGGGCCTAGTATTTTGTTGATGACAGAATCATTGATTGAACCATCGTCTTGAACACCAGCACCCGTCAACATCCATTTCTGTATTTGATAAATGTCATCATAAGGTAACATGGCTATACCTAAACGATACGGGTCTATACCAACGCGACCAAAGTTAAGTTGACCCTTCAAAGGTTTTTGACTTCTGCTATTGTACTTATCTGCCAACTTTCTCAGTTTGCCGACAGGCGAGTCATCTTTACTAGAACGGATAGGTTGACCGTTATCATCAAACAGATTATCCATCACCACATCGCGTGGTAACCCTTCATTCTCCCAATTCTTGACTCTCATAAAGTGTAAATCTAATTGTTGAGCGATATTGCTTGGAAGGTCATTGACATCGTATCTCTCTTTGTAATACTCTTTGAAATCATTACGGCCTCTTTCAAACAATTTCATCATGTTAACATTGTTTCCATTCCATGTACTGAATATGTGCTGCTGCTTCAATTCCGGTGACATACTCTTAGATAATTTCACCATCGCATCATTGAGTCTTTTCGCATTACTCATACCATCTTTGTATAGGTAGCGCGTCAACTTTTGGAAAACCGGTATCTCACCATATGAAACATCGCCATCGCGCGGAGGAAACATGTTTGTTGCTCTGAACTTTGAATGGTCGCCAATAATACTCAGACCCTTATCTTTCGTATTAGGCACAGAGTCATGCCTCCAACCCGCTGCGCGACGAATCATAGTGTCAAATGCATTAACATCATCTTGCTCTATCGCTCTTATCAAATCCTCATTATTGATTTGAGGCTTCATGCGATGATGGCGTGGAGGCGCAGGTTCGATGCGAGTGTCCTTAGTTGAGTATATTTTCGCCTGTTCACTAGCAGGTAGTTTGTTAAACTCTAGTGTAGGTTTCATTCTGCCTTCAATATATTCTTTCGCTTCATTCTTGAGAAATATACGCGTGTAACCTTGATTCTCTAAGTTGTTACAACTCAACAAGACATTGACGGCTTCGTCGCGTGCGTCTTGATTATCGAATACTGCTTTTACAAACTCATCACAAACTCGGTGATGATATTCAAAGGCATCTTCGCGCACACATCATCACCTCATAGGAAGTCTGTGAGATTGTATGCTGATTCCGGGTTCTTATCGGATGGGTCACCCTTCTTATTTTCACGCGCTTCTAACGGGTATGGATAACCGATAGGAGTCAACTTAACTTCTTCCTTCTTAGGTTTAGTTTTTGGAACATCCTTAACTACAATTCGTCTTTGATTGGTGTCATAATAGCCTGTGCGTACAGGCTCGCTACCTGTAACATTAGCAAACAAATCAGCGTGTTCTGAACCAAACTCCTTTGTTTCCTTGTCAACCTTTTCGATGATGTCATTTGCTTTTTCAATCATCTCATCAACATCGGGCGCGTGTTGCCCTGCTTCAACCTTCATTGGCTTCATTGGTCTATCCTCCTTCCTTCAACTTCTGCTGCGGTGTTAGCCATAGCGTGAATCTCTTCCCATGACATATCATGCCATTCTTCGTTTGACGATGGCATACTCATACCCGCGTCGTCGATAGCAGCAGCCGCTTTACTAATGACATCTTCACGGTCACCGCGAAGTGGGTCACCCCAAACATCTTCGTTAGCGGGTGTTTTTGCACGCACGAAACCTGCGCGCTTGAGTAATAACTCCGGTGCATCCATGCTCTTACGCATAGATAAAATCTCAGCATCCATTGATTCCATTTTACTAATGAGTGCTTTCATTAGAACCATAGCATCAGTTTCTTCCGGCACGCTCACACCTGTCCCTGTTTCTTGAAGTGCGCACCGATTCTGTCCGGTCCAATGTAGCCCATTGGTCTATCACCGGACTTCGCGACAACTCCTTGTGTGCTGTTGAATTGCGCAACAGGGAAGCCACCAGCGAACCTATCGTTAACACCAACAACCTTGTTTCCGCCATTTTGGGACTTGTAAATCGCGGTGACATCATCGGCGAGATAATCAGCATTACTTTGAATGCTGCGTAAGAATTGTTCTGCTGATACAAGGTCATTATTTGCAAGTGCAATCTTGAACTCAGCCATAGCAGTTTCAAGTTTGCGAACCATCGGGTCCATCTTATTGAGTAGGTCGCTCATAGGTAACCCCATTACTGCTCAACTCTTGAAGGTATCGCTATTGGAAACCACTATCTTTTTGCTTAGAAGTAGGGTCTTTCGCGGCTTGAATGCTATCAAGTGCTTCTTCTAAAGGTGATTTTTTAGCACCGCGTTGATTCTTCTTAGGTGAAGGTGCGCCGGATTGATGAGTTTCAGAACTAATAGGCGCAGGTCCATTATCGCGTTGCCCTGTTCCTTCACCCAACCCTAATGCTTTTTCCATCATCATAATCGGTGTGCCACCACCGGGTGACGCTCCGCCACTAGGAGAAGCCCCTGCTCCCGGTGGCATCATCGCGCCCGCACCCTGTGGAGGTAAGCCGCCCCCCGGCGGCATAGGTGGAGGCATACCGCCACCGGGTGGCATACCCGGCGGCATAGGCATTCCGCCCGCCGCGCCACCTTGCTGTTGCATCATGGCTTCTTGCGGGTCGGGTTTCTTGTAAACAAAGCGTATATCGCGACCAGCATCTTCAGTCAACTCCGGTTGGAAACCAAGTTGTTGCATACGCTGTGCGATGTTAACTTCTTGCTCATCGCGTCTTAGTCGTGTGATTTCATCTTCTTCTTCATTCGGGTATAGCGTCAAAGACCAATCTTCAACGCCCATTTGGTCTAACAGACGAGGGAATAATTCGCGTGAATATAATTTCTGTCCCGACTCAACTGCTCGATTAGTAACAAGTATCTGCATACCTTCGTTATTCAGTCCACCGGATTTTCCAGCATCCATCATAAACACATTAGAAACACCATAGAAAGCCGCTATACGCATTCGTATTTCATCACGAACTTGAGCGTATTGCATTTCATCAAGACTATCCATAAAGCGTACAAACTCAACTTTACCACGACCGGACGCAGATTCAACACCAACTTTCGGTATGTAGTGTGGGTCGCGTTCCATCTTCTCTTCCGCACCCTTCCAAAATGAAGCGGTTGATTGAATATTATCAGTGGTGATAGCGAGTACACCGCGTGGGATTCTTCGCTTTTGATATGCGAGATAGATGTAATTATCCATCGCTGTAAGTGACTGTGCTTGCCTCCACATACTAGCGACAGGAGAACGCCCATACAGTTTAGACGGGTTGAACTTAGACAAGTGTAACACTTCACCATCAATATAGTATTGCGTTTTACCACTACCAGCAGTATTGATGTAATGAACATCTTGGAGAGGGAGAGAACACACTTCGCACTTCTTATGCTCGCGGTTATGAGGATAGGTTTTGTCACGATGAATAGGACACAAAAGGTATCTGCCACCACGCTTACCTGCTTTGTCAGCAACAATACGCATGAATGTTGGGTCACCACGCACTAACTCTTTGACTCGGAAGAACTCTATTTCACCACTATCGGGGTCAATGAAATATTCTTTGATTAGCAACAAGAACGCGTCATCAACAATATCTAAATCCCATTCTATCTCTTTCATTATCTCAATGAATGATTGGTCCATACTATTGCGTTGTTTCAATAACCAACGCGGATACATTATTTGGTCTGCCTCCGGGCTATCAAACTCTTCGTTACCACAAATGCGACATTCACTTACAGTATCATGTTGATATTCTTCTTCGCAGTTTGTGCATTTTTTGTGATACTTCTTCTCCCAATAGTAACCGCGTCTGAAGATTTCTTGACATAGTGTGTTGATTGTAGTTCGCAAAATAATCGACTCTTGAACAGTCGCGTAAAGTGCAGGTATTGAAACACCTTGTACGAGAACAGGTTCTTGTATGCCCGTTTTCCATAACGGCATCATAGGTTCGGGTGTCGAACGCCTTCTGAACGGTTTACTCAGCGAACTTAAAAAACGACCTACTAATCCTTTTTCTTCTGCCATTATATCATCTCCACAAGTCGGTTAGCGTCGTCAACAAGACGAAGGGTTTCGCCGTCCCGATTAAACATCGCAAGCACTCCCGCTTCATCAATGTTCCACTCCTTTAGCAATTCTTCGCGCTTATCCGGTACATCTTTCCAATTCAACCACTTGACGATGCGAAACAATTCATCACGGCGTGATTTGATAATATCAGTTTTACGACCACGCAAATCAAGAAGTTCTAAGATTGCATCGGCCTGTCCCTTTTTCATCCGCAAATGTGGTTTGATACCTTTCATCAGTTTGCGTAAATCATCTCGACTGTAAAATTGTAACCTGTGTTGAGTTCTTCTGCTATTCTTATGAATCTTCAAATCAGTCTGTAACACACCACATCCAAGAGCCTTGTGTAAATGTTCACAATGCATCTTGCCTCTTTCACCTGTGGCAATAAAACCTGCTCGCGGCTCAAGACGCTTTGTGATAGTAATATAACCGTCAGCATCTAGGAAACCAGCAGCATAAGCCCATACATCTTTGAAAATAACCGTATCATCTCTGATGATACCCCACGATTTACCAATGCGCTCAATGTTATATTCAACACCATGCGTCTTGAGAAGCGCGCTCAACTTTGAACTTGAAAGATTTCTAGCACCTATCATGTTGGCAAAAATCTCAGATGATGGTAGCGGTCCACGCTTTTCAAGTATTTCAACGGATTTCGTTAAATGAATGGCCTCGGTTTTTTTGATATTATCAATTGAATGCAAAGCGTTCTTCCATTCTTTTTTCGCATTCTTTTTGATTTGTTGTGCGTCAACCCACATCTGTCTTTGCTCATCATTGAAATCTCCTTCAAGTAGCAACAATTTACTGATGGTATCATTAGCGTTTTCCCATTGAACACACGCTCTTCTTAGCGCGTATTGACGATTGTTACCATGTTTTCTCAACGCTTGTAGGTCGCGCTCGCTAATGCCGAGATTGCGGACAGTACCTTCATGCTTACCAATCCATTCAATTGATTGAAGGGTTGCTTCGACTTCTTGCTTCTTCGCGATACGAATAGCATCAATGGCATAATCAATAGCATCGCGCATATCTTTATGTTCACGACGAGCCATTCTCAAATCCTTAACTAAGTCACCAGCACCGCGACCAAACATTGACTGAAACCATCCACCATCGGGGAGAGAACGATTGAGTTGTTGTTGAACTACTTGCTTTATCTTCTCTTCTTCTTCTTTCTCACCGTCTTGATTATTTTCGGGTGGTGTAGGATTGGCGTTTGCCTCTCCTTGACCTCGATTCGCAGGTCTAGGTGCATCACCAAACGAAGGTCCTTGTATAGTGTTTTTCAATACACTGTTCGACAGTATTTCGGAAAAAGAGAATATTTCAACCATCTGATTTCATAGCCTCCGGTCGGCCATTTTCAACCCAACACTTCTTACAAAATCCAAAAGGGTACAATTCGGGTGTTGTGTAACAACACCCTTTGTAAACCCCTTCGACTTCACTCAACAATTCCACCTCTTCAGTGATGCACCCTTTGGTGTTAGTTTACCTTTTTTAGAAGTCGGTCCTTTAACACCACTCATCCGCGCACAAAATGACTTGCGTCTTTTGGCTTTTTTACCACCGGGTTTGAGTTTGCTAGGTTTAGTTGTAACAGGTGGTTTTAGATTCGCTCCTGTCTTGCGCTTTGCAGCAGCACGACCTTTAGCATTCAAACCACCCTTTTTACTGTGCTTGTTAGGGTTGTAACCATGAAACGGTTTGCTCTTTTTCTTTGCTTTTAGCACAGAACTTGCTATGTCAAAAGGAGAGCAGCACGAACAAAATGTTACTTGTTTCGCGATGTCATCATCTGTCATCATTGCTAATTCTTCTGCCGTTATCGGCTCATGTTCTATGTATTCGTATTGCATCTTCACCACCGTCGGCTTACCGCCCACTCCTTGTTTTTTACTGCGTTTTCGTTTTGTAGCCGCGCGCTTTTGACCTTCCGACATAGAGCCGGATGTTTTTGGAGTTTTACTTGACACTTTAACAGATGGGCGACATTTTGGATAACCCTTTGAAGAAGTCTTGGCTTTGCTTCGCCCACATGGAGGATGTGACCCATCCTTCTTTTTACGGGAAACATCCACCCACTTCTCTTTGAACCAACGGTTCAAGTTCTTCTCAACTGTCATACCACTCGCACCATTTTTTTCAAAGCAGTTTTTTGTTTATCCATCAAAGCATAGCATGGGCATTTGGGAGATTTAGCAGAACATTGGTTCCCTTCAATCATGCAAACACATGGTGTCTTTTTTGTACCACCGCAACAACATTTGTCTTTTTTGAGTTTCATTTCTTTTTGCCTCCTTTCTTCTTTCCTTTGAACTTACCGCGACAGTATTGAACAGCCCAACCGTTAGCATACGCGCTTGGATAAACCTTGAACTTTCGCTTTGCTGCTGCTTTACCAGCCGGACATAACTTCTTCTCAAGATAATCAAAAGCCGCTTCAGTGCCTACACAAAACTCACAATTACAATCAGTCATTTCAACCACCCCTACAAATAGGGCAAGGGTCACCCTCT